TAGACAGGCTGACAGAAATCATCCACAAACCACTGTCGGCGCATCTTGAATGCTTCCCAGGCTTCCAGCAGAGCCGCCCGGCTAGCGGAATACGATGAATCAAACTCCTTGATTAACACCTCATAGGGAATCTCGAGGGCCGAACCAACTAAACGGCAGACAGTCTTAGTGAAACTCTCAAACCCAGTGGTAGGAATGTTCGGATTGCCGAAGACAACTTTCTCTCCTTCCCCCAGGTGGACAACGGTGCCTGGCCCCATCTCATACTCATCATCACTCTCGGACAGGTTGTCGATTTCCTCGCCAGGGAAACCAACTACATCGCCGGCTCCGGTTTCATTGATGGGAATATCCGTCGGATCGGTTTCGGTCTGAATCCAGGCAGTAAAAAATGACTGCACCAATGCAGCCATTAATTCGGCCTCGGTATACCTGCGCAACTGTAAGAGCGGTTCAATAACCTGCGCTAGATATGTAACACCCCTGTATTGCTCAGGGCGTTCACTCTCCATTATCTGCAGGATATTGGGCAGGCCCGTATTCTTTCCATACGCTTCAACGCGAACCCATTCAGTCTTCTTAGTAGTGAGCTCACCCGGGTGCGTATTTCTGATGTGATAAGCCACAATCCGGCCTTGCTTGTCAATCTCGACACCATCGTAGATTCTGTTTCCGTTCTCAGTGTTCTCCCCGTCTGTAAATCTCGGGGACGGAGAAAAAGTAGCTCCATAATCAGTAGGCGTGCTCACGCGGTCGGCCTCAATCAGATGAATTCGCAGGGAATATGGATTGAAACTAGTTCGCTCATATCGTTTGAAAAGGGCAAACACATCGCCGCTCATAAGCCACGCTTTCAGGGCCAGCTGCTGAAGGCCCTCGAAGTTGTTCACACCTGTTGCATCACAGTTCTGTTTTTTACTGGCCCACATTCTGAACTCGGCCTCGGCTCTCTGCTGCCACTCCTTGGCTGCCTCGGGACTGAGCCCAAGAATCTCACGGTTTATCGATGCTTTGAGAGTTAGGCCAGTGCCGATTACCTTCGTTCTGTTTGTGTTTATGGCTGAGGTGGCGACTGGAGCTGCCATGTACAGCATCCGGCCCCGTTGCCGCAGTGTATAGTTGTTCCAGTCAATATCCTCTCGCGGCGAACCGCTTCGAGGAATGAAACTCTTCAAGGAGCGCCTTGTGGTGCTTGCCCCGGCTTCGCTATAGCCTTTGACTTGTGGGCCGCCACGTGTACGTACGGTCCTGCTCAACTTATCGCCTCCAATCTTTGCAAAATAGACGGATCATGCGGTAGCGAAAGGAGTAAACTCCACCGCACGACCCGTGGTAAAGTCCTTGCGGACGAATACCCTACCAGTTACGTGGCACCACGCCAAATGCTTTCCTGGGCCTACGGCCCGTCAGCAGTGCCGTCAATTCATCAACCTTGCGCTCTGCTTGCTGAATCTCTCGCAATAAAGACGGGAGATCGAAACGGGTGAGGGAGCGGTTGTCGATGGTGTAGCTTTGCACTCCTCCATCCACCAGAGCTATATAAGCAGCCCTCAGCTTTTGCAAAGCAGCTTGCCAGAACTCAAGGCGAATCCGAATTTCTTCTTTGGTAGGCATCAATCTCACCGCCTTTACCAATCATCGTAATATCTGTTCAGTGTCGAACTGCCTTTCCTGCGCTGTCTAGTGCGCTTGACAGGCTGCCGAGTTAGAGTCGTTTCCACCGCTCCCTGTTCCCTCGCTTTCTTGGCCTCTATAAGGCGTCTTTCTATGGCATCCAGATCGAGTGGCAGCGCCTTGAATGCTGCAAGAGCATAGTTTCGGCAGTCCAAAGCCTCATTTCGTTCATGGCCAGGTATCTTCTCCCACACCCACGGATTCTTCCTTTCAGGCCTGTAAACAAGTCTCTCAGACAGAAGGCTCCTGAAATAGGCTGGCCCATAATCGTCTCGCCTGGGAAAGTGGCAGTACCTGGAACCTGGGGTTTGAACCCGAAGATTATCCATGATGATTTGCTTACCAGCGTCAACACCGATTACGTACTGCCAACAAGTACCCACGGACCTGCCTTTGATTATGATTTTCTGCTTCTTGGGCGGAGACGTATAAGGGATACCATCTCCACCGCGGCCCTTGATGGCGAACACTTTCTTGTTTAGACGTTCTCGGCACTGGTATCGTACCTCTTGGGTGAAGTGGCCACCCTCGTCCACGAATGTCATGGATATCTTTAAGCCGACTCCGCTTTCGAAGTAGTAAACTTTGTCTATGATATCATCCAGCTGCTCCCATACATCCGGGTCGTCAGGCCTGCCCATGATCACCCCTTTGCGAATACCCCAGGTTTCACCGAAGTGGCCATGCCCAACCACCTCGAACTCCAAGCGGTCATCCTGGGTATCCACGCCACAGGTCAAGACGAGCACGCCTTCAGGCAATTCTGCCTCGTACTCCTCGCGTCTGGCCATGACGGACTCTTCGTCCTCGAGACCGCTGCGGTCTTCCCACAGCTCACCGAAGCGAGTGTTGTAGACAACCTGGAGCTTTCTGGAGTTCCCGATAGCATTCAGATACTCCAATATCGTTGACTCCCAGGTTGCCCAGGGGCTTACGAAAGCATTTAGCCAGAAGGAACGACATCCTTGTTCGTATGCTTCCGGATGTTCAGCGATCCACTTGGCCGGCTGGGCCTTAACCTCGGCCTCCGTGGACAAACCCCCACATGCGCCGCAGGCATAGTAGATGTTACTTACGGTGTATGTCTTTTTCCCCGCCACAATCTTTTCTTCGTAATCATAGCGGATGTTTTCAAACGTGATGTTGCGGTACTCCCCACACTGGGGACACGCAACACACCATCGCTCCATGGTCCCGGCAGCGAATGAGGATTCAATCGCGCTTGCGTTTTTGATGGTGGGAGTAGATACTTCCACAGCCTTTGCATTGTAGAAGGTAATCTGCCTCGCTCTGGCCAGCTCCCAGGGATCACCTTCACTGCCGGCCGACAGTGCCCAGCGGTCTCTCTCGTCACCGAGAATGTACCGTATAGGCTTAGAGGCCAAGGCGTGTGCTTCAGTAGATCCGCACAATGTGAGGATTCCTCCTGGATACGCCTTCTGTAGAATGGTGTTGCCACTATCCCGGCTTTTGGGGCTGGCAACCTTTCTTCTTAGCGTAGGGCAGTCCCTTATCATTGGAGCTATGCGGAGCTTCGAGTATTCCTTTGCGTCAATAGTCGTGGGATGAATAAAAAGAATCGAGCCCGGGTCTTCATCGATGATGTACCCGATGATGTTGTTGAGCAGTTCTGATTTTCCTACCTGCGACGCCGATACTAGGACAATGCGTTTCACCTTAGGATCCGTGAATGCGTCCATGGGCTCCTTCAAGTAGGGAGTCCGAGATGTTCGCCAGGGGCCCGGTTCGGCGCTGGCTTCGGGAGATAACCTGCGTCTCTTGTCGGCCCACTCCGAAACCGTTAGATTCTCCGGAGGCTTGAAGCCAGAAACCGGCCCCGCTATTGCCGCATTAAGCCTCCGAAGCTCAGATGCCTTCATCAGACTCACCATCTTCTTCTATGTCCCAGCGCCTTCTCTCGCGCACTCGCTGCTCGTACTTCTTTGGGTCATACCTGTATTGGCTGAGCTCCTCCATGATGGCGTATACCTCTTTACGAATCAGGTCTGCTGCTTCGGCAGGATCGTCCGTGTTGGCAACGTCAATGGCCAACCTACCCGGCAGGGCCAGGAGCATGCCTCGGATCGTGTAAACAAGATCCTCCGTCATGGCTGCAACGTCCTCCGAGCGATGCATCTTGCCCTGGAGCTCCTTTGCCTCCAGAACCTTCATGATTGCGTTGGCCTTCTTTATGCTCAGCTCCGCTTCGAGGCGTTCCTTTTCCTCGGAGGAAACATCCTCCTCCTTCATCTCGATGTACCTGGCGACACACTTCGCCAAGTTGAATCGTCCTCTTTTGACGGGCTCAAATTGCCCGTCCTGAACAAGCTGTTGAACTCTTCTCGTAGACAATCCGAGGACGATGGCAAGCTCTTTCGTAGAAACGAGCGTATCCAGCGTTATCTCGTCTCGTTCGGGTTTTTCCGCCATGCCACAATCCTCCTTTTCCTCCAAAACGAAGCGAAATGGCCCAAAAAATTCCTCACTAACTGAGTGTTTTTTGGGGTCGGCGAGCCCGCAAGCAAATTTCTGGGCCGTCAAAGTACCTTTTTCTTTTGGGCTACAGCTGCGGAATCTTCGCTACTTGCTACTTAAAGACGGGACGATGCGTCTGGGTGAGCGCGCCTCTTTGCCTTTCCACCCTTCCGGTGTAGACATCAGCTCTCATCAGCTCAGTAACCTCGCGCTCCTGTGCTTCTTCCTTCGCCTTCAGTCCCTCTGGGTCTTCAAGCCTCTCCGGGAAGTATTCCTTTGCCAACCCTTCAAGCCTAAAGCAGACTATGAGTTCGAATAATGTTTCTGGATCAGTCTTACGTAACTTCTCAGCAATCGTCATGACCGCACCTCCCGTAAAGAGATAACCCCGGGGAAAGCTGAACTTGTTATATGTCTGCAAGTGCCTCCGCTTTACTGTAGCCCTTCACACCTTTGGTCATCATGGCCAGGAATTCTTCCTTCGAGAAGTCAGATAGCCTAAACACTTCCTCGGGTTTCATCCCCAGCTGCTTAGAGATTTCCTTGACAGTAGCGATGAAATCCATCGATGAACGCCTTGGCGATGTTCAGAATCGGGGTGAAGTTTGTCCAGGCGAGCAAGAAGGTGAAGCTTAGATATGCCCCGAACAGCAGCCCCCCAACTACGTGCAAAGGAGCAAAACACGTAGCCATAGGCCTCCTTTCCTCAAAAAAATAGCGGCCCTTTCGAGGAGCCGCCGGCTAGTTAGAATTTTACTACCTTACATGTTATCCTATTCGATGTATATTGTAAATGCCCATTTTTTGCCCTAAAAGGCGCTCAATTTACTCTCTCTCGATCCACTGTATCCCAAAAAGCAGTGCGCTCATCTTCTCGCAAGCGGCATCGAGATCCTTGTACACTGTCCTTAGGTCAATGCCTTCGGCCTCTGCAATGTCTTTAGCAGGCACCGGCTCGTCCCTCAAATACATCGCCTCTAGAACACGATAACGTCTCTGTTCTTCAGGCCGTTTAGAGGTAAGACAGATGATCTCATACGCCCGCAGCATGGCATCGATGTGGGCGAGCATAATAGCGGAACGAGCTTTTGACCTGACTATGGCTCCAACATCAACATTCTCATCGTATCCCAGCATGATCCTGAAGAACTCATAGTCTTCATCTGCAACCTCGGCCAGGGAAGCAATGGCATCTCCTGCATGGATCTTAATCTCTCGATAGTTTTTCATCAAACGCTTGGTGTCCCGCAACCTTCGGTCTCTCCGGCGTTTGTTTTCTTTCTCCTTCTGCTTCGTATATACGTCCAGTGCAGTCTTCGAAGCAATTTCTGCAGCGATTCTCGCTATAATGTCCCTTGGATCTTCCCTCGACATACGCCATACCTCCCTGTTACCTCGCGTTCCCCTGCCTTGCGGAGCGCATGGGATGGATCACCTCCTACAGGACTACGCCGATAGCTTGGGCAACCTCTTCCGCGGTCTTGCCCTCGCGTTTGGCCGCGACTGCGATAAGCTCTGCCTTGTCATAATTGGCATGGTGGATGCCGTAGTGGCACTGGTAACATAACCGGATGAGATTTTCACGAATGTCATCCCCGCTTTGGCTGCGGTACTTGATATGATGCAGCCCTCCGTGACCCGGCGCTCCACATCGCTCACAGTACGGTATCTCTTCTCGCATGGCCTTGAGCAAGGCCCTATTCCTGATCCGCTTCTCTGGTTTGGGCACCGCCTTGAGAGACAAAGACTCACCCTTTCTACAGAGCTAGTCCATCTCGATCTACTACGATAGCCATCATCAGCCGGCAGAAAGCGTGGCCGAGATGATCGTCCTGTCTGTCGCCGGCCAGATAAGCGAAGATGTGCTGCAGCGCATGGTTGAGGTGTTCCTCAGTTGTGATCCGCTTCCAGTTGCCCCGGCCATACTTATCGGCACCTCGTTTGAGGATACCGGCCAGTTGGAACATGGCTAACGGGTCGAGCTGAGTGAAGTCGTACTCCATCTTCGACTGCTTACCGCCGAACTTGTTCGCTACCACCGGCGCATCCGCGCCTACTCCTTTGACGACGGCATCCGCTTGTCCGCGCGTCCGCAGATACTCAAGTTGCTCGTCAGCGTAGCTCACAGGCCGCCCCCCCGTTCTTCCGCTCCTGCTCCTCAACCCACGATTCGGGATACACCGGAATTCCATGAATGTTGGCTATCTGGACTTCCTTCGTCGCTCCCTCTGACCTCTCCCAGCCGTCTAACACCACAACAAAATCGCACCGCCTCAAGATTTCCAGATCACCCGAAAGCCAAACGCTGTCATCACATGCACCATCAAAAAAGGCCGTGTTGCTGTGCGGACAAATAGCCGCATATCCCAACTTCCACAGCCTCAGCGCTACATCTCGCGCTTTCTGTATGTTCTGGGCCACGCCGTAGATGGTGTCAGCCCGATACGGCCCGGCCACATACGCAACCTTCAAGG